GCGCAAAGCTCAAGGTAACTTCCGGGCGCTCTACGACCTCCGCTTGGTTCTCATTGATCCAGCGCAATTCCATGTTCTCCGCCTCCAGCTTCCTCTGAATAGCGCAAAAAGACAAGCCTTTTTGCTCAGAAATACTCAAAGAAAAAGCCCGACGAAAGTTGTCTCTCTCGCCGGGCTTTGGTAACTAAATGACCTTGGAATACTTGCCGGACACCCAGCCGACCTGCCCGTTGATGACGATGGCATTCCAACCATTGCGGGCAGTGGCGACGTGGTCAAATGTCATGCCCGCCTTGACCGTGGTGATGATGCGGTAATTCGTGCCGTTGCCCACGCGGACATAGACGCTGCCGCCGGTAATGGCCACCGTTACGCCCAGCGGCTTCGGCTCCTCCGGCTCGGCGGGCGTGTCGGTTTCGTCGTCACCATCTTCGTTCCCGGCTTCCTCATCGGAGAGAGCGTCCATGAGGGCGGCGTGGGATTTCTCTCCGTATTCGCCATCTACGTCCAGTCCTTCATCACGCTGGAAGTCCATCAGGGCTTCCTTCGTTTCTTCCCCGAATTCGCCGTCCGCGCCGTAGTCGGGGAGATCATAGCCCAGTTTCATCAGCGCTTCCTGCAGCGCTTTGACGTCGCTGCCCTCCGTACCCTTCTTGAGCAGGCGGGAGCCGAGCGCGATCTCCTTCTCCGGCACCGAGGAAGCAGCGTCGTTGTAGTCGATGAAGGGCAGCTTGTACCAGTGCGTCCAGCCGCGTCCCTTGATCTTCGTTTTCACGCAGCCATAGTTGAAGCCGCGCCACTCGACAGCGTAGCCGCCGCCGACCGTATAGCCGACGTGTCCGTCAAACCTCACGGCGAGGCCGACGATGTCCGGCAGCGTGTCGATGGTGCCCCAGTCCATGCCTTTCGACTTCGCCCACGAGAACATGCTGTTGGACGACTTGTCCGGGCAGCCGTTGGAGCCGGATTTCTTCTCGAAGGTCTTGTCGTTGCCAATGGCTTCCAGTACGCCCTGTCCGCCCGACGTCCATGCGTACCCTTTCGCGCCGCCCATGCAGTCGGCGCAGACCTTCTTCTTTGCAATGTCATCCCTGTACCGGCTGGTTCTGCTGGAGCCGTAGTGGGACGGGTACTGGCGCGCCTTGCTCGCGCGCAGGCTCTCAGAACACTTGTGGAGCGCGGTGCCGTACCAGTACGGCTGACCGAGCATGGACAGGCAGAAGGCCGCGAAGTGTTCATTGGTAAGCGGGGTGTCGATGTGTTCAGACATAATGGTCTCCTCCTTTTCGGCTCACTGGCCGTCGTTGGTGTCGTCGTCGGTACCATCGGGCGTAGCGGGCGATTCCCGATCATGCAATTGTTCCAAAATGACCTTGAGCTTTTCCGGGATGGGCAGGCCGAGGTGTGCTGCGTTTTCCAACATGGACACGCCTTCGTTGGAAAGGTAGAAGCATACCACGGCCCCGCGCAGCGCGCTGCCGGAGCCTACGACGTGCAGGTCTACGATGTGCGCCACGCCGACTAGTAGGAAGATGAGTACCTTGCGGCAGATGCCCCTGAAACCCACGGCGCTGGACAACTTCCGGTCGTTGATCGCGCACATGATGCCGGTCACGTAGTCGAGGATGACGAAAACGACCAGCGCGATCATCAGGCCATCCAGCCCGCCTAAAAAGTAGCCGAGCCAGCCGCCGATGACCGTTATCGCCCCCTGGACTTTCGCCCATACAAGGTCGATGGAAAAGTCCCTCATAGAAAAACCTCCTCAGATTGGTATCAAAAAGCCACCTCCCCGTGGGAAGATGGCAGTTTGTCGTTGTGGCGGTCAGACGCGAATCCACGTCCCGCCATTGCGGTAATATGGCACGACCTGTACCCATGAACCGCCGTTGCGGTACCAGACCGTGCACTGCTTCCATGTGCTCCCATTGCGGTACCAGACCGTGGCGTCCATGTAGGTCACGGTGAGCACGCAGGTGGTCACGCGCGCGTAGTTGCTCGAATAGCCGCTGCTGCTTGATGTCTCGCCGTTGTAGAGCACAAGGGCCGAGTTCCCTTCGGCAAAGTAGTCCTTCATGGCCTCGAACAGCGCGGCGTTGGAAGAAGCATTGAGCGTGTGCGTCACCGTGTTATTATAGAATTTGCCGGTGAGCGTGCCGAGCGCCGCACCGACCTGCGCCGAGCCGGTGATGCCCGTCTGCAGCGTCTGGTAATTCGCGCGCCGGAAGGACAGCTTCTTGGAGGAGCTGCCCGAACCAGCGGCGGAGCAGGTGATGCGCAGCGTGATCTGGGTGATGATCTTGCCCTTGAGGGCCGCGCCCGCGCCGGAAAACACCATGACGCCCACGCGGGAGCGGCTAGCGGATGTGCCCTGATACGCACCCTGACACGCACCGTTGGTCGTGCCCCGGTTCCACGTGGTGGAGCCGTACTGCGCATAACCGATGGTCGAATTGCTGTTGGCCGTGGCTGTGAACGTCGCCATGCGCGCGCCTCCTTACACCGGCACGAGGCAGATCTGCCCGTCCGTGCCTGTGCTGGGCAGCGTGGCTGCATAGAAGATTCCGAGGTTGTTGAGCGCAGCCTTGGCGCTGCCCGCGCCCGTGCCGCCATTGGCGACGGGCACCGGCGTTGCCATACCCGAATGAAAGACGCGGAAGGCGTAGTAGCTTCCATCCACCACGTCGCGCAGCAGCACGGCGTTGTCGCGGCTGGATTCATACGAGCGGTTACGCACTTCCAGCATCCGGCGGTTGTTGCCGCTGGCATCGTCCCAAGCGGAAAATGACGACGCGCCTGCATACGATCCTTCGAACACAGTACGATTTGTCGTGCCATTGTAGGTGGGCTGCAGGTACAGCGACGGATAGAGACTCGATTGAATATAGAGGTTCCCCGACATCGTGTCGCCGGATTTTTTCACCGCCCCGATGTTCCCGCAAGCTGAGGCGGCATTGCTCGCGCCGGTGCCGCCCTGCGACACCTCCAAGGGTTTGTTCAATTTTACAGGCCAGCCGAAAGTGACTGTTTGATCCGCTCCCGCCGCTGTACCGAAGCCCACGGCGCGCCCGCCTTTTTTAATGTGCAGGACATAGGCCGCCGAAGGGATCGTGAGGCTGTACACGGACACGGTGCCCACGGTATCGGTCAGTGTGAGTGTCACGTTGTAGCTGGCGTCCACGGCGAGGTTCCCGCCGCCGAGGATGACCGCTGTACCGCTGGTAAGCGTAGCAGCGGTGGAATAGCTGCCGCCGATCTGCGTCATGGTCAGCTGGCAGGAGACGCTGTTGTTGCCGTTGAGGGTGGAACGACCAAAGGTGGCTTTGATACGAGCGTATGTGCCGCCCACGTCGTCGCGCGCGCCGCTGCTTGTGCAACGGTAACTCTCAACGCTGCTGAAATATGGCGCGGAATAGGCATAGACGCTGAACGTCGTGGTTTTGGTCGCCGTGCGGCCACGCGAGTCGGTCACTTTCGCCGTTACGGTGATGGTACCGCTGGAATACAAAAGGCCGGTGGTATAGCTGGCGGCGGAGCCGCTTCCCACGTTGGGCGAGGTCGTGATGGAGTAGCTGCGGATCGTCGAGCCATACGCGCCTGCAGCGCCGTTGATGGTCAGCTTGACCTTGCTCTTGCCGTAGACATAGATTCCCCAATCACTGATAACAGAATTGTCGTTGACCGGCGAGGCGGTCACGCTGGAAATGGTCGGCGCGACCGACGAAGGCGCGGTAATCGTGAATCCGTAGCTATATGAGCCGAGGGAAGTCCCGCTTGTATCAAGCGTCTCGAGCATCACCGTGGCAGCGCCCGATGTGGCGTTGGGGATGGCAGCAAGCCATGAGAGCGGAATCGTATACGATGCGTAAGCAGTACCGGCGGCAATGCTCTGCGTCGCTGTGTACGAGCCGAATTTCCACGTCACCTTGTGCGTGTAGCTGGAATTGTAAGCCGTAATGTTGAGTCTCGCCGCGCTGCCCGCTGCCACGCTGGTCACCGCCATCGTGCCGCTGCTCTGCAAATACTCGAACGTCAGCGTCATGGTCAGGGCGGTGACGGAAAGATAATCATAGCAGTAGCCGCCAGAATATGTACCTCTGGTTCGGGGCACATAAATGAGCAGGACGCGGTTCCCTGCCGCGAAGTAGTCCCGGAAAGTGTTGAACAGCCCGGCATTGCTGCTGGCATTGAAGGTCAGCGTGACGGTACGGTTATACGCCTCCGTTACGGTGATGGAACCAATGGAGTCGCCGCGCATGGAGGCGATGCTGCCGGAGATGCTGTTTCTCGTGGCCTTGTAGAACGTGAGATACTTTGTGGAATCGCCGCCCGCAGGCCCGAAGGTCACGCGCATTTGTATCTGCGATATGGCGATGTTGGAAAAGTCCAGATCGGTCAGCCCCGCGAGGTTGATCGCGCCCTCGTAGCGCGTGCCGGAATAGACGCCTTGCCGGGCCTTGCCACTTGACCAAGATGACCCTGATGCGTATTTCAGTTCATTTGCTGTTACGGAAAAAGTCGCCACGGTGCCACCTCCTTATGCGCGCCATTTGAAGCCAACACCTGTCGGCGTCGTGACCATGTCCAGAAACCCATTGACGCTGGTGCCGATGGAAATCTGCTCTACGACTTCGAGTCTTGAAACGTACAATTTATTGTCCGAGAAATAGGCCAGTTCGGTGCCCGCCTGCACGAATGAAAGCCTCGTATTTGTCAGGCGCATCTTTACGCTGGAGGCGGAGCTACCCATGTCTAGATAGGGCGCGCCGTCATCTTCACCAAACTGGAAATACGAAAACATCTGAGCGATACCATTTTCAGCTGAGGCGAGGCGGTTGAAGGTCAGAGTGAGGTCGGAGTTTGTTTGAGAGAGCTCACTGCGTATCAGCTCGATATCCTCAAGGGCGGCGAGGAACGCCTCTGTGCTGGCAAACTGCTCGGAAAGCCCCAGCGCGTCGATCACGCTCTGCACACGCTCGTCGAGGCCGCCGTCCAGTCCTTCGACGGCCTCAGTCAGCTGGCCCAGCGTTTCAGAGGTTTCCTCCGGGGCGGCGCTCCATGACGTCGCCATATTGCCTTCCTCTAACATGACCTTGCGGAAGATAACAGTGACGCCGGTGGTCTCGCCGCTCACGCCTGCGTAGAGGAACAGCGCCCAGTTGCCCTCGGTCTCCGGGAGCGTGAACGTCACCGATTGCTTGCCATAGGTGAAGTCGAGTAGGCCGGAAGTGTGCACAGCGCCATCCGTGCGGTTGAGGACTTTCCAAGTCACACCTGCGGCCTGCCCCGCAGAAAGAATTGTTTCCCGGACAGAGAACGTGTAGGTCATCCCCGGCTCCAGCTCGTCCGCAGCGATCCAGTAAGTATCTGCGCCATCTGCCACCAGCGTGTACGTCTCACTGTCGCGGATGAGATTCACTCCGCCAATTTCAATATCTGCGAGCGCCTCATCTACATTCTGCGTGATGGTATTACGGATGGACGTGTTGCTGGACAGGTCAAGCATTTCGCCAAAATTCGAGGCCACATGATTCGTCGTGATGACCCCAGCTTTGATCTTCGAGGCGTCCACAGCCTCCGCCGCCAGTTTCTCCGTTGTCACCGCGCCTGCCGCGATATTGTTCGCCAGAATGGTCGCGGCGGCGATTTCGTTCGCGGTGATGGCCCCGGCCACGATTCTGTCCGCCGTAATACTGCGCTGCGTCAGCGAGCCGCCGTCAATGGTGGACTGCGAGAGCTGCGGCGTGCCATTGGCATCATTGATGGCAAAAACAAGAGACTGCTCGCTGCCCACGATGATAAGCCGCTCAACGGACAGCGTGCCCGTGGTGATGCGGTTGGCGGAGAGTTCGAGGATTTTGGCGTCGGTGATGGAGGCGTCGGCAATCTGCGCCGTCCCCACTGCGCCCTGCTGAATCAACGCCGTGGTAATTGCCCCCAGCGCGATTTGCGCCGTGCCTATGGTGGCGTTGGCGATCTGCGCGTTTGTGATGGTGGCATTGGCAATTTTGCCGGCAGTCACGGCGAGGTCTTGTATCTTGGCTGTGCTAATGGAGGCATCCTTGATTTTGACTGTGCCTACGGCAAGGTCGGCAATCTGTGCCTCATCCACAGCCAGCAGAGCGATTTTCGCCCTGGTAATGGCAGCATCCTGAATGTGCGCAGATTGAATTGCCGCCTCCGCGATCTTGGCCGAGGTGATCGTCGCATTGGCGATTTTGGCAGCGGTCACGGCAAGGTCGGCAATTTGCGCCGTGCCGATGGCTGCTTCCGCGATTTGCGCGGATGTAATGGTCGCCAGCGCGATCTTGGCAGCGGTGATGGAGGCGTCCTTGATCTGCGCCTCGGTGATCGTCGCGTCGGCAATGCACGCCGCAGTGATGGTCGCCCGCGCGATCTGCGCCGCCGTGATGGTGGCGTCAGCAATTTGCGCGGCAGTGATCTGCGCGTCGCCGATGTGCGCCGTCTGGATGGCGGCCTCCGCGATCTGCGCCGAGGTGATAGCCGCCGTCTCGATGTGCGCCGTCTGGATCGCCGCCATCTGGATCTGTAAGGAGCCAACGGAGCCGTTCTGCAACGCCCCGATGCCTACGGAGTTAATCGCCAGCTTGGAGCCGGTAATAATGCCGCTGGGAAGCTGGCGCGCGGAGATAGTATTCCCCTCCAGCGTATCGGCTACCGTGCCCAGCGTCATGGCAGTGTACTTGCGCTGCAGGCAGTCGTAGGTATACTGCGTCATGCGCATGGACACTTCAACGCCGATGCGTGGGGCGATGACGCGCACGCTGTCGCCGAGAAAGATATTCTGTAGCGGCTTGTAATCCCGGTATTCCTCGGTTTCCGCGCAGTTGATAAAATCCACCTTGAGCGTCACGGTGGGCAAGTCGCAGCCCTTGTCGTACTCCGCCTGCACCGCGTTGCGCATCTCGGTATAGCACTGGTCTTTGCTCTTCTTTTCGTCGCCCTCGGTGACTTCCTTTGCCTCGCTGACGGCCAGATGGATCCACTTCGGATGCGGATAGCTGTCAATGTTGGGGCTGTCGATGTAGACCTCGGGCAGGTAGAGGAGGTTGCCGTCCTTGTCCTCGCCGGTGGGCATGATGCGCGTGACCACATCGGTGAGGTCTACGTCATAGGAAATGCCCAGCAGGTTCTTGCGCTGCCGGATCTGCACGTCGGTATCGCCGCCTGTGCGCTTGACGAGGAACACATCAAACCAGTCCCGCGCCAGCTCGCCGCCGTACTTCTCGATGAGTCCGCCGTCGCCGAGAATGGCGTCCACAGGATTGACGTTTTCAAAGAGTACTTCTTCAGCGGTGCTGTCGAGGTCGGAATAGAAGGTGAAGTCGTGCTCAGAAAGACAGCCGCTGGCGAGGCCCTGCGCCACATTTGCGCCAGTGGTCGTGGCAGACGGCTCATACTTGCGGATCATGTTGTCCATGAGATCATAGAACACGTGGCGGGCATACACGGTGATTTTGTCGAGTTCCGGCACGACGCGGTAGATACGGAACGGCTGGTCGCGCAGCTGGCGGGGTTCCACCACTTCATTGACCGCCTCGCCCTGACCGGGGGTTGTCTCGGTGCGCACATACTGAAGCCAGTCGGTGGACATATAACCCTGCTTGCCGTCCGGGGCGAGCATCCTGTACCAAGAGGAAGTGGTCTTTTCGAGCAGCACGACTTCGGTGCCATTCTTGTACTTCCCGATGATCTTGTACTTTGTGCCGGTGCCAGAGCGGAGCATGAGCCGGCTTCCATTGGTTTTGACCTTCCAGACCTCGCGTTTGACCTCGGGCGTGGCCTGCGTGACCATGGTGATGCCGGGCGTCATGGCGGCGGGCACGGGCGCGCGCAGGATGCAGCCCTCGACGAGCCGACGCCACTTGCCCGCGTCGTCCAACGGATGCTCCAGTGTCAATTCCCACTCGCCGTTCAATGTTTCCGTGACGGTGCAGGATAAGGGCGACACCGGGCCGAGGCCGTTGCCGGAAAAATCCGTGCAGTCCGGCGTGTAGACGCAGATCATACCAGATACCTCCAGTTTGGCTTGACTTCGACCTTCGTCACCTCGCCCGTCCAGCTTATCGCGTTCATGCCGGGCGTTGAGGAGGGGAAACTCTCCGCTCATGGCGTTGTTCATGCTCGTCGTGCCGGAATAGGCCTCTTGAAGCTCCGAGTCCAGCGTGATGCTGCCGGTAATACCTTCCAGTTCCACAATGGTCGTGCCGACCATGAGCGTGATGTCGCCTGTGCCGTATACTGTGATGGCCGGCTCGGAATACACGCTGCCGGGGTTGTCGATGGTGCTGGTCGAAGTGGTGAGCGTTACAGGCGCTACATCTGCCTGATACCAGAATGGTTTGCTGCGGAAATTGACGGCAAATGAGCGATGTGGATTTCCGCGCAATATCTTCTCAAAAGAAATTTGATTGGCAATGCGGGCGTAGTAAAAGCCGCCCTGCCGGTCAGCGAAGGCGACTTTGCCGCTGCCCTTGAGCCACGCGGCGATGGCGGGGATCTTTGTAGGATCGGAAAGAAAGCATTGTGCGGTGAGTACCACGTCCTCGTAGACGTCCTCGCCCTCCAGCGTCGTCAAACTGCCCGGTCTGCCGGGGACATTGGTGTACGTCACGCGCTCGGAGGGGATGGTCGGTGGCGGCAGCTCGGAGACATGAATGCCATACTGCGTGCAGCGGACGCCGTTCCATTCAAACCAGTCATTCACATCCGTTGCCTCCCATGCCATGCTTGACGCGGTCGCGTTCCTCGGCGCGCTTGCCGTCGTTGAAGCGGTCGAGCGTGCCCACCAGATAGCCGGTGATGCGGCGGATGCGGTCGAAGGGGACGCGGCGCAGGTGATAGGTCAGTTCCACATATTCACCGTCCAGATGGACGTCCAGCCCGATCAGCTGTTTGCCGTATTTCTCCTTGCCGCGTTCCAGATAGGCGGCGAGCTCCGCATCCGGCAATTCGCCGCCTGTGACGTTGATCGCATAGTGCGCGTGATCCATCGTAATCAATACCTCCCATCACGCCATGCGCAGGCCCCTGCCGCGCTGCTGGCGGCGGGTCAGGCTGGCGATCTCCACCGCCAGCGCGTAGGCGTCCTTTTCATCATGAATATAGAAATTGCTGCCCGCGAAAGAGATCGTGCTCTGCTGGTTGTAGGTGCGCCGGTTGTCGTTGCTCGTGGTCATGATGCTTCCAGCTTTCGCTTCGCCGGTCAGGTAGCGTGCAGCGTTGCGAATAATTTTCGCCTGCTCCTTGCTCTCCTTGAGCACGCCCTGGCCGAGACCCTTCATCGCCATTGCGCCGACTTCTTCCTCGAACACCCGCGACGGCGACTTGATCTTGAGTTCCGCCTTGGCCGCATTCACGGCAGCTCTGGCTGCGGAGCGCATGGCGGAGATGACGCCGCTGCGCCCGGCGTTGATGCCCGCCGTCAGGCCGCGCATGGCATTGAGCCCGGCGGGGCGAAGCAGGCTCGCGGGCATGGCGGCGGACACGGCGCTGCTGAGCCGCCTGGCCAGCGAGGAGGCCTCGCCAGTGAAGGCGTATTCGTCCATGCCCGCGCCGACGCCCGCCGCCACGTTGCTGCCGGTCGGCTTCATGCGCGTAGAGGGCGACTGAATGCCGAGCGCACTGTTGAGCGCAGTTTCGAGGTTGGCGGCAACGGTTTCGGCGTCCGTGGCCCAGCCGGCCTCGGTCATGCCCTGCGCCACGCCCTCCTTGATGTGCGCGCCGGTGCCGGTCACGTCGAGGCCGTTTAAGAAGGTCACGATGTTCTGCAGATTGGTCAGATCTTCCTCGCTGAGCTGCTGGCCCTGCTGGATGGCGGCGACCAGTTCGGAGATGTACGCGGACAGTCCGGCCAAGGTTTCCGGGTTGAAGTCCATCTTCATGCTGCTGTCGAGCACGCCAAGGTCGGTGCTTTCGCCGCGAACGCTGGCCCAAAACTTGTCCCACCAGTTGTAGTCCAGCGTTTCCTGATAGGACTGCAAGCGCCCGATGGCGGAGTCGATCAAGTCCATCGTCGTAGTGGGCAGCAACCCAATGGCCGTGCCCGCCGTGGTGACGCCCAGCTGGTCGATCTCGTCCACGACCGGGCGGATGGCATCCACGGCCTCCTGCGTGCCGGTGACCTCCGGAGTGATGAGCACGTGGAGCGTGCCGTCCGCGTCCAGCGAGGCGACCGTGTCGGGCGTGATCGCATTCTCAGGCACCATGTCCACGGGGACTTCCACGCCGTCCTGCCAGTACTTCACCTGGCCGGACGACAATTTTTCTTCAAACTCGCCCGCGTCCAGTTCCCCCAGACGAACCGGCACTTCCAGTTCGAGGTCGGGATTTTGGCTCAGCTGGTTGTAGGCCAGGTAGTCGTAGCCGGTGATGACCACACGAGTCTTGGGCTGGGGAACCGTAACGCCCTCCGCCTCCTGATAGGCGGTGATGTAGGCGGTAAACGATGTGAGCAGTTGTGACTTTT